GATCAGCAGTCAATGCGTCCTGCCCCATGGACAGCGCAACCCTGTCACGAACACGGCTGTCACACGCGTTGTCCACACCAACGTTCTCAATTTCTTGGCTGTAATGCTCGTCAGAAATAAAGGCACCGACAGCGCACATGCCGCCGACACCGTCACGGTACATGCAGGAACTTGCCTTCATGCATGGTTCTTCCATTGACAGAAGGTGCTCGGAAGCTTTGTTAAAGATGGCTTGAAGTTTCATAGTAGTAGTCTCCTGTAAAAATGTTGAGTGCCTGCACCATAACGCCAACATACGAGACATGTCAACAAGGTTAACAAACAAGGGCCAAATGTTAACTTTTAAATAAACAAGAAAAGGTTGGTAACTTATCCGGCCAAGGTTAACAAACAAGGGGTAAACGTTAACTTTCACATAAACAAGAAAAGGTTGGTAACTTATCCGGCCAAAGTCGCGCTGGAGATTATTTCGCGGCGGGGCCTGTTTACGCTGTTTACACATTCTGGCTAGATTTTTTGATTTTTTTTTTTTTTGAGTGGGTTGGCCTGTAAACAGCGTAAACAGCGTAAACGGCCCCTTCTTTATATGACACCTTTGGTTTACACCTGTTTACAAAAGGTAATGTTTGTTTACAGAATTTCGCTGTAATTATAGGGGCCAGTTGTTGCTTGGTTGGGACGATCTCTGATATAGCTGTAAACAGCGTAAACATAGTGTAAACGGGAAACGGGGTCCAAATGTCCAACGAAGAACGCTCTTTGACCAATCGACAAATGACTTTTGCACAGAAGATTGTCGAGGGTCTGTATTCTAATGCAGAATGCGCCAGACTTGCAGGGTTCTCTACTAACGTGGCCGCTAAGCAAGCCTCTGTCCTGCTAAACGGGCGAGACTATCCCCATGTGGTCGAGCACATACAACAGTTGAGAGAAGAACGAGAAAGGCGGTACGGGGTGACCACAATCGGGCAGCTTGAACGGCTGTCGAACCTATCCAATGGAGCCGAAGAGGCCGGCCAGTTTTCGGCAGCGATCAACGCCGAGAAGATCCGCTCCGCTTTAGGTGGCCTGACTATAGACCGGCGCGAGAACATCAACACTTTGGATCAGTTGTCCCGCGATGAGATCACGGCCCGTCTGGCTTTGCTACAAAAACAATACCCCCAAGTGTTCCAGATTGAGGGCGATTATAAGGATGTGACCGATGAGCAGAGGACCAGAGTCGAACTTTTGGCAGACGATAAGGCAGAACTTACCTGAAAAATGTTTCGCCACACGTATAGAAAACGTCTCCGGTGGCGGGGTTCCGGATGCTCATTTTGTTTGGGATGGGCTGTCGTTTTGGTTTGAATTGAAGGTAAGTAAAAGCAACGCAGTAAATCTACGACCTCATCAGGTGGCGTGGAACATGGCATATTGGGTGAGAGGTGGCGCGAATTTCATCTTGGTAAAACGAGCCAAGGAGCGCGACTTACTTTTATTTGACGGTGATCAGGGGCCTTTGTTAGCTCAGGGAGGCATCTCTGCGGCCCCGCATCGTGTCTTTGACACCCCTGCGGCCCTGTTTGTGGCCCTGCGCCCTGTCTTGATAGACAGGTACTGCGGCTTTGGCCTCTACTAAGACCATGTGCGGCCCTGCGCCTCTGCGCCCTGCGTCCCTGCGCCTCTGCGCCCTGCGTCCCTGCGCCTCTGCGCCCTGCGTCCAGAAGTCGGGGTTCGATTTTACCTCTTGCTCAATTTGGTCCGCAAGATTTTGGGCGGCTTCATAATCCATAACAATTCCTTTCCAATGATTAAAAGCGGCCGGTGCATCCGGCCGCTTGATTGACTTATCTTCAATGTTCTACAATGGCAATTGATTTTGCTTTAGTGGATCCTTTGCAAAGCTTGCAAGCGGTACACTGAACACGCCGGCCGGCCTCTTTTGACGCGGGGCAAAGGGTTTCGTTCTTCCGGTCCAGATCCCCTAGATTGATCAGAACGCGAAACGTTCGCCGCCCTGCGGCCCAATGGTCCTTGGCTTGTTCATGCGTGTCCGCGCTTTGCATTGCCACATCGGGGCGCCATCCGCTTTGGTGGCTATATGCGGTCCATGTGTCGCATTCACTCAACAGATCCTCCCAAACACCGGCCGGCACGGCCGCGGGGTCGCCGTAAGTTCCGACACGTACAAACCGGCCGCGTCCCATTTCGTTTGCCGGACCGTCTGCATATACGCCACGTTGAAAAGCTTTCCAAACAATCAAGACACCTTGCCCAAGGTTAACATAACATTTGCGTTTCTTGGCTTGTTTACGCACCGGATCCGTTGTTGGTTCCCCCCGCATGATACAATTGCCGCATATAGTAAAGTCTGCACCGGTTTTGCTTGCTTCAAGTGGGTTGATATCTCGACACAAGATATAGGTTTGAACTACCGCGCCGGTCTTTTTATTCCGATTAGAATAGGTCGCGACAACAACGATAGGCTTGCCATCCAATAGGCTCGGCCCGTTGTAGATGATTGCGGATTTCATAAAGTATTCCTTCCATGTTTGAACAAGTAAACAATAACACAACAACAAGTAACCAACAACAAGATATTTTTCTATTATCCCTGCGGCCCTGCGGACCCGCCGGCGCCCTGCGGCCCTGCGGATCTGCCGGCGCCGTTGTTGTTTGATATGTCTAGCCCTGCGGCCCTGCGGATCTGCCGGCGCCCTGCGGCCCTGCGGCCCTGCGGATCTGCCGGCGCCGGCCCTGGCCCTGGCCTCGTTTCATCCGTGGCGCCGGCCCTTAGTTGATGTGTCAAAACAACAACGGCCGGCCCCTGGGGGCCGGCCGCTGGAGTTAAAATTTCTGGTAGATCAAGTATAGTGATCGAGCCAATCGGTGTCTGCTAAGATCAATTCCGAATTGTCTCGGATGTCTTTTGCATAACCGTCTCCCAGTTCAAAGCCCATTGAATGCGGTCCTTTGGTCGCGAGAAACCAACGCGCGTATATGTCTTTTGCTTCAGACTTAGGCATTTTATATGTCTTCAATACGCGATACTCAAAGGGGCCTTGCTTATAGATCGCGTAGGGCTTTTCTTGGGCGCGTGTCTTTCCAAATGGGTTCGGCATAACAATGTTTCCTATTTGTTGTTTAGTTGTTGACCTGGAGCCGGCCGGTGGATCCGGCCGGCTCTATCTTTTACGTGACGTCTAAGGCGTCAATTGCTTTTGAGATCTTAGCGTTGACCTTGTTGTCCGCATATCCGCCGGTGTAATCTTGTTGCATCCGGATCAATCGACGTGTCAACTTGCGCTTAACATCGTCGTGTATCTTACTGCGGATATGCAAGGCGCTAAGCCCCTCGATCAACATCATTACCTCGATATACTCTAGTTTAATCCTCATCTGTCTCATCCTTATAAATGGTTGAAAGAGCGGCCGGTGGATCCGGCCGCTCTATATGATTAGGTCGCTGCGAATTTCTTGACCGTTACAGACGTGGCGTATTTCTGCCAAACTGTCGGCCGGTTCTCTTTCCACCATTTCAGCGATGGTGCGCCCTGCCGAATAGACACGGTCCAGACTGCCCAACCATTAGATACAGCATCAACTCGGAGCGCATCGCGCTCTTTAGTTAATTCCTTGATCTTGCTTTCGAGTGTCGAGATCTTGCCTAGTGTTTCAAGCTTATTCATTTTCGAGATCCTTGGTTAAGATAGCGTGATTGCTATAATGAATTATAGATCAGGCATTCAACATGCCGTCAATACTAAAACGACAATCAAACCGGTCTAATTTAAATTAATCTGCAGGATCTGCAGGATCTGTAGGATCCACCGGCCGGCCGGCCGTGTCTATCTGCAGGATCTGCAGGCCGGCGCCGGCCGTGCTTAGGGGTAACTTGACGCTATCCGGCTCATAATCCGCCAGAACAGCGAGGGGCACCCCCCATATTTGGCCCAGGGATTGCTCCCCAACGCGCTGGTGTATTGGTCTGGTAAATTCATTCGTGTATAAATTCATTAGGCCCTATTGGCCCCCCTAAAAATTGCGGGTATATTTTCATTTGGGTTTACTATATTGTACCGTCAACAGGTAGCGAGGCGCGATGTCCGTAGATACAGCATATAAGTTAGCGGGAGAGCAGATTGGTTTAAACGAGACTGATCAGAAGGCCGCGTTGATGGATTATTTATCCACGGGCGGTGTAAACATTGACCCTGCTGAACGTGCGTGGTGCGCGGATTTTGTTAATGCGACATTGACTCAGTCTGGTGTTTCGGGTGCTCCATCTAGTGGCCGAGCGCGTGATTTTTTAGAGTTTGGAGATCCTGTTGATTCTCCAGAGCAGGGTGATTTGGCTGTTTTTTGGCGCGGTGCTCTTGGTCCTTTGGGTAACAAGGGTCATGTTGGATTTTTTGACGGGTATGATGAAGACGGCAACATCATGGTTTTGGGTGGGAATCAGGGTGACAGTGTAAGTCGCAAGTCTTATTCGAAGCATCGGTTATTGGGTTTTCGCAGTTACGACAGTGCATCGGGTCAGAAGCAGGCTACGGGGATAGAGGAGTTATCTCCTGCACCGGACGAAAGTTTGGCTGGGGAGTCTCCGTCTCCGTTACTTACGCAGTCTGCTCAGCCTGCATCGGATTTCAATACTATTAATGACGGTATACGTGATTTGCTTGGCACTAAGAGTTTCACTCAGGCTAGGGGCACTCCGCCACCTAGTGGTAGGTTTGGTCGCAAGGGTGACATGAGTCCTTTAAGCAGTTTACCTGTCCTGGTTTAGGGTCTATAGCTACTTATTCAACACCTGGCGG